CTTTCCGAACGGTTCCGAATGATTCGGAGGAGGTCGTAAATGCAGACTGAGTTGCCGTTCTACGAAGGTCCGGAAGACGCACTCCGCGCGGCCGTGCAAGCGCTTGGCGGGGCGAAGAAGGTTGGCACGATGCTTTGGCCTGACAAGGGCGTTGACAACGCTTCGCGCCTGTTGCTTGACTGCATCAACCAGAGCCGCGCTGAAAAGCTAGACCTGTCCCAGATCATGCGCATTTTCTCGCTGGCAAAGGACGCCGGGTGCAACGGTCCGTTCGCGTGGTTCGCGGCCGAGATCGGCTACGACGTCAAGCCTATCACCCGGGCCGAAGAGGTCGACCGGCTGACGACTGTGGTTGAGCAGTCGTCGAAGACGCTGGCTGCCGCGCTGTCGGCGCTTGAGCGCATCCAGAACAGCAACGTCATCCAGATGGGGCGCTCGGCATGAAAGCCATCCGCAACGTCGTCATGGCGGCCGTGTGCTGGCTGCTGATCGTCGTCGCAGGCTGGCTGCTGGACATGAACGACTACCCGCAGGGATGACGCCCATGAAACACAGCCAGAAACAGAACTCCGGATACCGCGCGATTGCGTGTGGCGTGATCCTGCAGGCGCTCGAGGACTACCAGGCCACGAGCAGCAGCCGAGACAAGGCTGTGCAGGCTGAGATTGAACGAAATCGCGGATCGGCCAGGCGCTTCATTTTCGATGATTCAGATCGCGTGTTCGGGTTCTTGTGGCTGTGCCAGACGATCGACATGGATCCTGAGCGGATCCGGAGCCGCATCGAGCAACCCAACCTGATGGCAGAACTGCGCCGGGTGAGGGCTGCGCAGGATTCCTACGCGCGAGAAAGGATCAGCCAATGCGCATAGCCCAGCAACCCACCGCAGCCGACGCCTACGACCGCCACTGCGCGAATGGGAAGGCTGCCGCCCAGCGCGCCAGCATCGTCGACCACATCCGGCGCCACGGAGGCGACTGGAGCATCGGCGAGCTCGCCCATGCACTCGGCCTGGAGAAGTCGACCGTGTCGGCACGACTCAACGAGGCACTGTACGAGACGCACGAGCTGGTCGAGGCACCTCGTCGCAAGGACAGGCGGTCTGGCATCACGGTGCGGCCGGTGAAGCTGCCGCCGCAGGGTCAGGTGGAGTTGTTTCAGTGAAAACCCCATACCCGGCCGACACCCGCGCCAAGGGCTGGCGCTTTGAGCTCGACCTTGAGCAGATCAGCCAGTCCGACACATGGGCACTGGCCCCACAAGACGTTCGCCCATGGCTTCTGATGCTGTGGTCTGTCTCGTGGCAGCAAGTCCCATGCGGATCGCTACCAAGCGAGGACGCCATCATCGCGGCCCGAATCGGCATGAAGGCCGCCGCATTCGCAAAGAACAAAGCCGTTCTGCTACGCGGATGGATGCTTGCCGACGACGGCCGGCTTTATCACCCGACCATCACCAAGCGCGTTCTGGCGATGCTCGAAACGAAGCAAAAAGAGCGCGACAGGAAGGCCGCGTACCGGTCAAGGATGTCCGGAAATGTCCCACGGGACAACCATGTGACCGACCCCGGATGCGACGACACCGGAACCGGAACCGGAACCGGAACCGGAACCGGATTAAAAACCAATGCTTACCAAGCGGCATCTACGGACTTCGACCCCGCTGCCGCTGCTCCGCCTGACCCGATTCAGGTCAGGTCTCTCGAACTCGTCGCGCTGTTGCGGAAACGCGGCGCATCCATCGCGGCGGGTAACACCTACGCCCGGCAGTGGGCCGAGTCCGGAATCACCGACGCGCAGGCCCTCACTGCACTGGAGACCGCGGAGAGGCGACGAGCCGAGGCCGGCAGCGTGCAGCCAATCAATGCCGGATTTCTCAACTCGATCATTACCGACACGCAGCGTGCCCCGCCGAAGCAACTCCGAACCACGATCCACGAAGAACGCGCAGCCACCATCGCAGCCCTGACGGGCAGGAGCAGAAACCATGAGCACGAGCCTGGAAACATCATCGACGTCACCCCAACCGGCGCTGCCGGAGGCGTGGATTGAGCGCCTGTTCGAGCGCATGAGCGGGTACTACGGGGCACGCTTCGCGGACGCCTGGCGCGGCATCGATCCGGCAGCGATGAAGCGCTGCTGGGCAGAGGAACTCGCGGGCTACAGCGGAGACGAGATCGCTGCCGGTTTGAGGGCGTTGAAAACACGAGACTGGCCGCCGACGTTGCCGGAGTTCCTGAAGCTCTGCCGTCCGTCGACCGACACGCGCACTGAGTGGGCCGAGGCCTGCGAGCAGATGCGCATCCGTCTGCAGGGGAACGGTGCTGACCGCTGGAGCCGCCCTCAGGTGTACTGGGCTGCGGTTGCCATCGGCGCATACGACCTCAACGCGCTGGCTTGGGAGCAGATCCGCAGCCGCTGGGAGAAGGCTCTCAGCAACGCGAAGAGCGACCCGATCCCTGAGTACCGCGCGCAGCTTCCGGCTCCAGGCCAGCAGACCATCACGCGCGAAGAGGCTGCAAGCCGGATGAGCGAGATCCGCTCGAAGCTCGGCGGAGGCGTTCTGAAGCCTGGCGCAACGGAGGCTGGAACGAAGTGGGCCGTCAGGCTGTTGGAGCGCGAGGCGAGCGGTGAAGCCCTGCACTCGATCAGCCGCAGCGCGTGGCGCGATGTGCTCGGCTACGGCCCGGATGCAGACGCCAAGGCAGCGCTCGAAGCGTTCCGAGCTCAGGAACGTGCAGCGGCCTGATGTGCGGCCCAGCGGCATGCGAGAAACCGGAGTGCACGTGGACAGAAACGCACCGTCACGAGTGCGAAGCGAGGGAGGTGTTGAGATGGGACAGGGAACGCAGGCTGGCGTACTACGGGCAGGTCAAAGCGAAACGAGGCGAGGCAGCCATGCAGCGACTGGTGGACGAGGTGAAGCGGCAATGGCAGGCGAAGTGACGCTGGTGCTGCCGTACCCGGTGAGTGCAAACCGCTACTGGCGCACCCGCGTGGTCAAGGGCGTCGCGATGACCTACGTCAGCACCGAGGCGAAGGACTACAAGCGCGAGGTTGCATGGCTGGTGAAGGCGGCCGGCATCCGCACGCCGCTCGCCGGCCGTGTTGCTGTCAGCTACGTGCTGTACCCGAAGCGTCCGCTCGACTGGTCAAAGCGCGCGTCGAAAGACCCGGCTGGATGGGATGACACGGTGGCATGCATCGACCTCGACAACGCGCAGAAGGTGCTGCTCGACGCGCTCAAGGGCGTGGCATTCGACGACGACAAGTGGGTGCGCCGCATCGATGCCGAGCGAGCCGAGCCGGACGGTGAAGCGCGCCTGGTGGTGACGATCCGACCGATCCAGCCGGCCGCGCTCCCGCAGGCGGTGCTGCTGTGAGCGAAGGCCGTGAAATCCCCTCGCGCCTGCTGCACAAGAGCCCGCTCGAGATCCTGATCGCGGAGGAGTCGAAGACGTGCAGGGGTTGCGCCAGCCAGCACACGGAGACGATCTGGGGAAAGACCATCACGATCTGCACGGCGAAGGACGACAAGGGGAAGCGCCGCAACCACGGCAAGCGTTGCAAGGCTTATCAGGAGGAGACAAATGGAAATCACGATTGAGAAACACAGCAAGAAACCACTCCCGCAAGGGGCAAGGTTCGGCAAATGGACTGTTGTTGACCCTGACAACGGCAGGACAAAGGGCGGGCAGCGCCTGGTGTTGTGCCGGTGCGAATGCGGCAATGAGGGTCGTGTCGTTGCGGCAAAACTCCGAAACGGATGGTCAACGTCGTGCGGTTGCTTCTCGGCAGCAAACCAGCGCGATCTTCACTTGAAACATGGCCTTAGCAAAACACCGACCTACAACACCTGGATCAAAATTCGTGATCGTTGTCAGAACCCAAGAAACCCGAAATACCAGGACTACGGTGGGCGCGGAATCATGGTCAGCGAGCGGTGGCAAGATTTCGAGGCTTTCCTTGCAGACATGGGAATCAAACCTGGGCCGGAGTTCAGCATTGATCGCATCGACAACGACGGCAATTACGAACCCGGGAACTGCCGTTGGGCAACGGCGAAGGAACAGGCCAACAACAGGCGTCCTGCGCGCAGCCAGAATGCGGGGTGCGTAGGATGAATCCAGCAACCCAGATGGACGAACCTCTGTTCGATTCGACGTGGGCGGCCTTGGCCTTTGCGTTCAGGTACTCGACGCAGCAATACCAGCCGACACCCATGGCCAGGCTGATGCGAGGGAGTATTGGCAGCGGTAAAGGCCTTCATGGATTGGACGGCGCAGCGCAAGCAGGGGTAATCCGTGCCGAGGTGGAACAGATCCGCGAGTTCGAGCGCAGCGCAATCGTGGCGCGCTTCGCCGCAGACGAGCGTGAAGCGCTGGCTGCGAAGATCCGGCTCATCCGGCCCGCGACGGCATCGCTCGGCACCGGGGTGCACAGCCGCCGCCTCGTCGATGCCCTGGTGCAGCGCTACTACGGCAAGCGCGTGCACCTGAAGGACCTGTCGGAGATGGTTGGCATCCACCCCAACACGATGACCGACCGCTGGCGCTGCATCCGGCGCGTGCTGAGCGAGATCGAGGACCGTGGCATGGACATGGTCGATGCCCGGCTGCAGGATGCAGGCCTGGTGCCGTGGTAGAAAAAATCTTGACTTGTGATTTTTTCTCGCCAGAATGCTGAAATTAGATACGCCTGAAAAGTGTCACCAAAGCCCGGAAACGCGAAAGCGACCGGGCTTTTTTGTTGCCCCATATCCTCCTCCTGCGCCTTATGGCACGGGCTTTCCCGCGACAGCCAGCCTGTTGGCGGGCGTTTTATTCGGTGCGAACGATGCCAGCACGACCAGCCAGACCATGCAGGCATCCTGGCTGCTCTCGGCTGTCGCGTGACGGATCTGGGTTCTGCGAATTCCACCAGGATGACAAGAACGCTGGGAAGTTTGCAGACCGATCGCGCGGCACCAGGCATGAGCGTGGCTATGGCAGCGCATGGGATAGAAAGCGCAAGGCAATCCTCGAGCGGGACAGCGGCCTGTGTCAGCCATGCCTTAGAGCTGGTCGTGTGACGAAGGCCAAGCACGTTGACCACATCATCCGCAAGGCCATGGGCGGAACCGACGAGGACATCAACCTGCAGTCGATCTGTGTGCCGTGCCACAAGGCCAAGACAGCGACGGAGGGGGGGATGAAAAGTCCAAGCGGAAGGGCCCGGGGACCGGAGAGGGAGCCTCATTTTCACCGCCGCGAAATCCAGGACAAAAAGTGAGCGGAAGAAAACCCACCCCAAGAGCCATCAAGGTGGCACGTGGAAACCCGGGCAAACGCCCACTCAGCGATAGCGAGCCGACTCCTTCCAGTGCTGAGCCGGACCCTCCCCACTGGCTACCGGAGAATGCGGTTGAGCACTTCAAGACCTTGGCCGCACGCCTGGCTGAATTGCGGATCCTGAGCCGATCACACACCGAGGCGATGGCCATCGCTGCTCTTCGAATGGCAGAGATTGCCGAGCTGTCGGCCGACGTCGCTGAGAACGGTCGGACGTACCAAACCACAACGCAGACCGGCGCGGTGATGAACCGTACCCGTCCTGAAGTCGCTCAACTGAGCGAGGCCCAGCGGCACCTCCAATCGCTGCTCTCCGAGTTCGGCCTCAC